CAAGTGTTGGAAACGCCCCCTCCTCCACCTGGAATGCATTACAGATGGATACGAACTCATATTCGGGGAGAGGAAGACAAGACCAATGTACACATGCGCTTTCGTGAAGGCTATGAGCCTGTAAAGCCTGAAGAAGTTGTCGGGTATGATTTACCCGTAATGGAAGAAGGCAAACACGCTGGCACTGTTGGCGTTGGCGGGTTAATTCTGTGTAAAATACCAGAAGAGACCGCTGGGGAACGAAATGCTTATTTCCAGAAACAGACCGACCACCAAATGCAAGCGGTGGATAATGATCTGATGAAGGATGAGCATCCTGCTATGCCAATCTCGAATGAGAGAAAGACGCAGGTAACTTTTGGGAATTCTAAGCGTTAGCTTAGGATTATTATTTTGATTGTGTTTACGGAGAAATTAAAAGATGGCTAATAATGATGCCCCTTTTGGACTCCGCTATGTACGAAATGTACAGGGTAATTACAATAGCGCTGGCCAATCACGTTATAGGCTGACTACTAGCGATACAACTAATACTACTAAAGTATATCAAGGTGACATTGTTACTCAGAATACTGGTGGTATTGTGACTCGTATTGCTAGAGCCGATGGCGGTAGTGCCACTAGTGATATTATTGTAGGTGTATTTAATGGTTGTTTCTACACAGATCCAACTACTAGCAAGCCTACATGGAGTAATTACTGGCCTGGTAATGCAGCTACAGACGCAATTGCCTTCATTTATGACGATCCCTTTGATGTCTTTGAAGTGCAAGCAGATGCTGCTTTCCCTGTTGCTGATTTGTTCGGCAACTTCGATATTGTTGACAATAGCGGAACGGGAAGTACAGACAGCGGAATTTCCTATGTGGAACTAGATGTTTCGACGGGAGCTACTACAGCTACCCTACCAATGAAGGCGTTTGATATTTCTGGTGATCCAGATAATTCAGACATGGGTTCAGCCAATACCAACGTGCTTGTCACCATACAGAATCATCTGCTTGGTCAGAAGCAAGTCGGTCTAGCTTAGGAGGATAACTAATGGCTATTTCAAGAGCACAGTTAGCCAAAGAGCTAGAGCCAGGACTCAACGCTTTATTTGGCATGGAGTATGCACGTTATGAAAACGAGCATGCGGAAATTTTTGAGACTGAATCTTCAGACAGAGCGTTTGAAGAAGAAGTTCTTATCGTTGGTTTCGGTAATGCCGATGTTAAAACTGAAGGTCAAGGTGTTGTTTATGACAGCGCGACTGAAGGTTTTACCGCTAGGTATACTCACGAAACTGTAGCACTGGCATTTGCTTTGACCGAGGAAGCTGTAGAGGACAACCTTTACGACCGACTTGGATCGCGTTATACGAAGGCTTTGGCCCGAAGTATGGCTCACTCAAAGCAGGTTAAAGCTGCTAATGTTCTTAACAATGCGTTTAGCTCTAGCTATACGGGCGGTGACGGTGTTGCGTTAGTCAGCACAGCACACCCTCTGGCTGGTGGCGGAACCTTGTCCAATCGACCTTCTACTTATGTCGATCTGAACGAGACTTCTCTCGAAAACGCTTTGATCAGCATTTCAACTTATGTTGATGACCGAAACATGACGCTTGCCCTTCAAGGCACTAAGCTGATTGTTCCGCCTCAACTTCAGTTTGTAGCTGATCGACTGCTTGAAACACCAGGGCGTGTTGGTACGGCAGACAATGACATCAACGCTGTAAGGAATATGGGATTGCTACCGCAAGGTTATGCAGTCAACCATTTCTTGACAGACACTGATGCATGGTTTGTCTTGACTGATTGTCCTGATGGCTTTAAGCACTTTGAACGTAGCCCGATTTCAACTTCTATGGAAGGTGATTTCGATACGGGTAATGTGCGTTATAAAGCTAGAGAGCGTTATAGCTTCGGGTGGTCTAATCCACGCGCAGTATACGGATCTCAAGGAGCGTAAAGCTTCGCACAAATATCGGGTGGCCTTCGGGCCACCTTGTTTTTTAGTAGCTTAATGGCGTTAACGCGCTGGTTTTTAGGAGAAAACTGTTATGACTACTACGCATTTTAGAAATGGTGTCTCTAACCAGATACCAGGAAATCCTCTTTTTGAGTATCCTTATTTAGACCCTACAAAATACACAACGTATTTTAACGATTTTCTTACTTATCACGCTGACGAGTGGACTATTACCACCACAGAAGGTGGTTCAGGTGCTGCAACTGAAGCACTTGCAAGCGGCCCTGGCGGTTGGCTTTTAATTACTAACGATGACGCTGATGACGATTTGGATTTTCTCCAGTTAAAAGGAGAAGCATTTAAGTATGTTGCAACCAAGCAAATGTTTTTCAAAGCTAGGTTCAAAGTATCTGACGCAACTCAGTCTGACTTTGTCATGGGCCTTGGTATTACTGATACCACGCCTCTTGATACAACAGATGGGTTTTACTTTATTAAAGCTGATGGCGCAGCCACAATGGACTTTAATATTGAAAAAGATAATTCAGCGACCACAAACTCATCAGTTGCTACAATTTCTGATGATACGTTTTTAACTGCTGCTTTTTACTACACACCTACTGGTAATTCTGGAAACGGCGAATTTCAAATATTCATTGATGACGCGCAAGTTGCTTCACAAACAACTTTAACCAATGCGACAGACGATGAAGATTTAACTGTTTCTTTTGGTATCCAGAATGGCGCTGCTGCTGCAAAAACTATGACTATTGATTATATTTTAGCGGCTGTTGAACGATAAATAGAGGTAACTTGCTATGACTATGAAAGGTTCAGGTAGCGATGTTTCTTCGAGTTTTATAATTGCTGCGGCGGCAGATCCGGATGGGGTTAGCGTTGCAGCAAGTATAAGTGGAGCAGCTAATTTAACAATTGGTGGAGCGTTAGCTTCTGGAGGATCAGTAACATTTGATTCGCCAAGAAATGTAACCATACTTTCTGCTGGTGATGATAGTGGGATTACATTCACGGTAACAGGAACTGACGAAACCGGCACTGCTGCAACAGAAACTATAACTGGTGCTGATACAGATACAGCTACTGGTACTTCTTTTTTTACAACAGTTACTCAGATAGCTACTTCTGGGTCTTCTGCTGGCAATGTTAGTGCTGGTTCTGGCACTAGTATTTGTGGCGTAATGTCTAAAGAAAGAATGCGGCTAAGGGGCATTTACGTTGTAAATGGAACCGCTGCTGCAACTATTTCTTTTAGAGAAGGGTCTGGTACAGGAACCGTAGTAATGCAATATAGAACTATTGCTGGAGCTTCTACTAATTCTTATCCAGATGTTCCTGATGATGGATTGTTATTTAAGTCTGGTGGATATGTTACCTTTACGGCTGTAACTGATTTGACAGCAATGACTACGTTCCAATCATAAGAGGTGCATAAATGGCCACATCAGGATCTAGGGATTTTGAGCCAGATGTTGCGGAGTATGTAGAGGAAGCATTTGAGCGGTGTGGACTGGAATATCGAACAGGATATGACGGTGTCACCGCTCGGCGTTCTTTAAATTTATTGTTTGCTGATTGGGCTAATCGAGGTCTAAATCAGTGGACAGTTAATAATACGAACACAACTCTAACTAAATCAGACACTTACTTTGATTTAGACGCTTACACAATTGATGTGTTAGATGTTGTGATCAGAACTACTTCTGGTGGTACGACTACTGATATTCAAATGCAACAGATCTCCAGGTCTGCGTATTGGAATATCCCAACCAAAACTACAGAGGCAAGACCTACCCAATGGTATTTGGATAAACAAATTACGCCTAGATTGTATTTTTGGCCAGCATCTGAAAACAGTACAGATGCGCTATACATCAATCGATTAATTCGTATTGAAGATGGTGATGCTGGGGCAAATACATTAGGTGTTCCTTTTCGTTTTTATCCCTGCCTAGCTGCTGGATTGGCTTATTACTTGTCAATCAAACGAGCGCCAGACAGAGTTCAGATGTTAAAAACGATGTATGAAGAGGAATTCGCCAGAGCCGCAGATCAAGATGAGAGCAGAGCATCTTTGTTTATTGCGCCTAGCATGAGATCTAAGAGAGCGTAATGGCTTACGCTTCAGGCAAATTTGCCATAGCAATATGTGATCGATGTGGATTTCAATATGCTTACAAGAGTTTAAAAAAGGAATGGACTGGTTTCAGGGTTTGTAAAGAATGTTATGAGCCTAAAGAACCCCAACTAGAACCATTGCCTCATGTCTCTGATCCTCAAGCATTAAGGCACCCTCGACCAGCAGTTACCAATACGGCTGGAGAAGGAGTGGTGAGGACCATAGATCCTAATAGAATGACTACAGTGACGGGAGATTCTATTGGATCGGCATTTGATATGGATGCATCGACCGGAGAAATAGGCACAGTAACAGTGGTGACTACATGAGTTTTACTTACGCAACACTTAAAACAGCTATTCAAAATTATTGTGAAACAAGTGAGACTACGTTTAACGATAATTTATCGGTCTTTATTAAAGAGTCCGAAGAGCGTATTTTAAAAAATGTTGAAATGCCGGTGTTTAGAAAAAACGTCACGGGTAATGCAACGGCAGATAACACTTATCTTTCTATGCCTAGTGATTTTCTTGCACCTTATAGCTTGGCTGTCATTTCTAGCAGCGTTTACAGCTACCTTTTATTGAAGCATGTATCGTTTATTAGGGATTATACCCCTAATGCTTCAACGACTGGGTTGCCAAAATATTACGCACTATTTGATGATACGACTTTTTTATTAGCGCCTACGCCAGATTCAGGTTATAGCTTTGAGCTTCATTATAAATATCGACCTGCTTCATTAACGGCTGGTGCAGATGGAGGGACCACCTGGTTATCCACTAATGCGCCTGATGCATTGCTTTATGGTGCATTAGTCGAAGCAGCTACTTTCCTTAAAACACCTGAAGAAGTGGTAGGATATGAACAGAGATTTAAAGAAGCTCTTGGTGCATTAACTAGATTTGGTGAAGGATATGGGGTTAGGGATGAATATCGAGATGATATTAGAGGGGCTGTTCAATAATGTTTGAGGTTGCTGTTAAATCAAATATGGGAGATGTTGTTGTAAAGACAACAGAGAATCGAGGACTGTCTCCCGAAGAGCTTGCCGAAAGAGCGGTAGAACAAATAGTTGGTATATCTGCTTCTGTTGATCCTGTTGTTAGACAACAGGCAGAAGCTTTTAAGAGTCGCATTTACCATGTGGTTTTAGGTATTATTAACCAGGCGATTAAAAGCGATAGAACAACGCTTATGAACGAGTTTATTCAGCAAGGTCATCCAGACATTGCTGATATTTTAAGGAGACTATAATGGCTATCACGACAGCTATGGCAACCTCGTTTAAATCCGAGCTTTTACAGGGAATTCATAATTTCCACAATGGCTCTGGTGGAGGAACAACTACTACTACGGGTACGGGCAATACTTTTAAGATTGCTTTGTATACGAGTAGTGCAACGATGTCAGCATCTACCACTGCTTATGCAACGACTAACGAAGTATCTGCTACCGGTACGAATTATACAGCGGGCGGTAATACGCTTACCAATGTAGATCCGACTACATCAGGCACAACCGCGCTAACAGATTTTTCTGATAGCACTTGGTCTAGTAGTACAATCACGGCAAGAGGGGCGTTAATTTATAATTCCTCTACGACAGCCGGTTCTGCTAATAGGGCAGTAGCTATATTGGACTTTGGAGCGGATAAGACATCCACAAGCGGTGACTTTACTATCCAGTTTCCAGCGGCAGATGCTAGTAACGCGATTATAAGAATCGCATAGGATATAACGTGTGGCTGACATTAAGGTTGCATTTGATGGATGGAATTCGTCTTCTCATGGATGGGGTGACGGAACGTGGGGTAATGGTGAGGCAGTACCTGATGCAACAGGCACTCTTGGCACCGTCTCGATTAGCGCGGATGCGAATGTCAGCGTCACGGGAGTTGCAGGAACAGCGACCCTTGGATCGGTTTCTGTATCCGCTGATGCGAATGTTAGTCCTACTGGGGTATCAGGCACTGGTACTCTTGGTACGCTTACGGTCACGGGTACAGCAAATGTCACTCCCACAGGGGTGGCGGGTACAGGAACGCTTGGGTCAGTTTCAGTCTCGGCTGACGCAAATGTTTCACCCACGGGTGTTGCTGGTACAGGAGCTTTGGGATCGGTTACGGTTACGGGTACGGCGACAGTCTCTGTCACAGGCGTGGCAGGAACAACAGCAGTCGGAACGCCCACGGCCATCACAAGCAACACTATCGAAGTTTCGATGGATGCGCTTACCGGATCTATTGGAACGGTTACGTTCGATGGCGATGCGAATGTTTCAGTTACAGGAGTGGAAGCGGCCTGTACAACGAGCGGCGTTAACGTCTGGGGACTTATTGATGATAGCCAAGATGCGGATTGGGAGGCTGTTAATGACAGTCAAACAACGAGTTGGCCAACTATTGACGATAGTCAAACACCGAATTGGAAAGAGGTAGCGTAAAATGACAAGTACATATGTAAACGATCTTCGCCTAAATGAAATGGCGACAGGCGATGGTTCAGGAACTTGGGGCACGACCACAAATTTGAACCTGGAAATGATCGCGGAAAAATTTGGGACAGGATCGGAAGCTCTTTCAGATGCCTCTACAGCAACGCTTACGATGGCAGACGGAGCTAGTGATGCCTTTCGCTCGATGGCCCTTACCCTCACAGGATCTCTCTCACAGGCTTGTACGGTCACGTTAGCTCCAAATAC